ACGCTTGTTCTGACATCTGTTCTCCTGTTGCAACATTTCTGCAACGATTCGTTTACATGCATATATCGAGCCAGTCTTCATCACCGGGTTCATCGGTGACCTGACGGGCTGAATTGATTCGCTTCACGAAATCCGTGAAGAACTTCCTTGCGGCTTTTGCTTCACGACGGAGGTTGTTACCCTTCTGGTCGTCCTCTTCGTCTATCGCTTGCCGCTCAATTCGCTTCACGGACTCCTCCATCAGCTTCACGACATCATTCCAACCAGCACTGTTGGTGGTCTGAGCGATGCGTTGCTTGAGTTGCATGAGTTGATTGAGTTCCATGCTTACTTCTGCCCTTCAACCATGGTGTCCATAGCGGTATCCAAATGCTTCTCAACAACCTTCTTCATGACGGCAATCTCAGCCTGTGTGGAAGCCTTGGCGTCCACGAGGTCAATGTCGTTGGCGTGCTTCTGCTGCTCAAGCTGCTGGTCAGACTGCGCCTTGATTGCAGCCGGGTTCAGTTGCTGAGCACGTTGCATGTCCTCCGGTGTGGCCTTGACGATGAAGGAGTCAACATCCCAACCTTGGAGTTCGAACACTTCGGTTAGGAACTCACTCACGTCAAATGTTTCTCCACGAACGAGCAAGGCATCATGGACGGCTTCGCTCTGAAGCATGTTCATGACCATGGGGGCAAGCTGCACAGCGGCCTGACGGGTGGTCAGCTTGACGCCAGACAGGATTTCAATGGCAGTGTCAGCGTTGTAGATGTCAAGAACGGCTCCCTGATAGGTCTGACCGTTCTGCTCAGAGAGAATGGCGTGAACTTGCTTCGGAGTCAGCTTCCGCTTGCACAGGGTCAGGAATGATTCCAGCGTCGGTATGAAAACCAACTCAAGGAAGATTTCAACGAAGTATTGCAGCCTCTGCGTTATGTCCGAATTGAACGACTGAACACCAGTCCCGGTACGAAGGGCCTGAGTCGGAACGTTGGAGCCACCGTTGGCCGCAACCCTACGGTTGGCCCGTTCTTCGGAGGCTTCGATTGCTTGCATCGCCTCAGCCGCGACCGAGGGGGACACCAGAGGCTTCATCTCCGCTTCCATGCTGATGACCTTGCCCGGAGCAATGGAGATGTTCTGATTGCCAGCACCCATACCCTTAACCATCTGGAAGGTGGGGTTCAGCGTGAGAGCCAGTGAGTCAATCCACGTGTTCAACACCCCTTGCTGGAGACGCTGCTCGCCAGCCAGAAGCTTGGCAACACCCCATCCGAAGGCGGAGTTCAGAATGTCAATGAACGCACAGGAGACAAATGGAATCTTGCCGAACTCGTTCTTCTCATTCCTAATGACAATCTTCCGCTGTAGGACGGTAACAACTCTGTCCTTCGTCCAATACTCAACCAGTTCGAGTGATTGAGCCAGCGGGTCTTTGCTGACCGGAATGGCGTCCTGCTGAGCCTGAAATTCGCGGGTCTGATTCCCACGCAGGGCCGACATGGAATCAAGCGTCGGCTCCTGCTTAAAAGCGAGAATGGTGGTCAGTTCCTCAGCGGTCGGGATGTTCTTGTATGTTTCGTCCTCAGCAAGTTCGAGCAGTTCATAGCCCGTCAGCGTGATTCGTTTGGCTACGAAGCGTCCCTTCCGCACATCCTGCGTTGCACAGGTGGGGTCGATGACCACGTTGCGAAGGTTGACAGCTTCGAATGTCGGCTTCGGGATGATTTCAACGTCAACGTCTTCGTCACGTCTGACAGACTGACCGTCGTCGGACAGCTTGTACTTCTCTGGTTTGTACTCGTCTACTTCCCATCCCCATGAACCCACGGTGAACCCGTAGGTCAGGGCGTTCTTCATGGCGAGACGCATGTTCTCTTTGAGGTCGCTGGTTCGGACTGCCCAACGAAGAAGCGATTGCCACGCACGAGCGGCTTCAGGGGTTGTATTGCCCTCCGGAGTGACAAGGAACGGGTCTTTGCCGCTACCCCAAATAGACAGGTGAATAGCTGGCATGATTTTTTCAATGGCTTCGACTACGACCGGAACACCTAATGCTGAGCGCGGCTTGTCAGAATTCGGCCACGGCCTGACCCGGACGTACTGACGAATGAGGTCGTCAGCGACTTCCATGTTGGTGGTGAAGTTCTTGGCTTGCTCGTAGGCGATGCCAGCGTCAACGTCAGCGATGACGATGCCGAGTGCGACATCATCAGACCAAAGCTCGTCTTCGGTCTTCACTTCCTCTGGAAGTAAAGGTGCAAGGGCTTTCCCAAGGTCAGCCGCTTGGTCTAAATATTCAAATCCAGGCATGAATTTCCGCTCCTATGAAGGAGCCGGATAGTGCTTTTCTTGCGCTGACGCTCAACAGGAGAAGTCGGAACCGAGTCCACCCGCGTACTCGTTCCAGTCAGGCTCCTGAAGCATCTTGTTCATCTGCTCAGCCCGAAGGTCACGCTCAAGCAAGGCAATCATGTCATTCTTCGAAACCTGTGGAGACGGAGGAAGCACATTGCCAGTGAAGAAGTTCATCATCAGGGCTACAGTGTCCGGGTAGTCATCATGACCATGGCGGTCTCCGGTGAAGTTGATGAACTGCTTCACCAGCTTTTCCCAACATGGAAGGTTGGAAAATATCTTCAGCCGACCACGGCTGAGGTATGTGGATACGGCTTTAACGCGGATGATTTTTGCATCTGCTTGTGTATCGACCTTTATGAAGTCAATCGGGATGTGAATACCCTTCTCACGGGCCAAGAGGGCGAGAAGTTCGACAAAATATTTGCACGAAGCGGTGTTCTCAACCATCACTTTCAACGGACGGTGTTTCACGGTCATTGCAATGACCTGTAGAGCCAGCGTCTGAGGTTCCCAACGGTCTCCGATGCCATCCACGAGGTAGACGTTCGCCTGAGCATCGACTTTCCCGCACAAAATCACGCTGTCATCGCTGCGAGGGCCTGTTGTTGCAGCCAAGTCAACGAACAGGACAGGCTGAGACAGTTGAATCGTAGCGTTTGGCTCAGCTTTCGCAGCCGTGAACATAGCTTCCGAGAAGTAGCCCTGACCTTCAGTAGCAGGACGGTTCAAATATTGACTGGCGAACATAGCCGGGTCGTCCGCCATGTACTGAAGGAGCAGTTCGGTCGTGAAACCTACCTGTTTTGGAATGCCGCTGCGAAGGGTGACCACCTGTTGAGGGAACAACGGGCCATGCTCAGGATTGCTGTCCTTCCAGCAGTCCTTGATAGACACACGCCAATTGCCAGCGGTGTTCTTCGCCATGATTTCGTCGTACAAATCGCCATGTGCATAGCGGGTTCCGCTGACGTAGCGGTATCCACCGGGGTTCACCTGTGGTGTGATTGCCCAAAAACCATCAATGACCTTCTGCAATTGCTCCGGCTTCTTGAAGTTTTCCTTGGTCACCAAGTCATCGAAGAATCCAACGTCGTAGTGGTCACCAGTGGTGTCCGAAGTGAACGATGCGATGTATACGGTAGGTTCACGGCCTTGTGTTTTGCGTGGTGCGGTCGTAATGAACTTGCTTGCAGTGAGACCGAGTTCCTTCCGGGTGCCACAGAACTCAGGGAACACTTCACGGAAGCGTGAGCCGGATGCTTCACCTGTGAAGTGGGAAGCAATCTCCTTCAGCCACTTCTGAGACTGCTTCAGCGTGGAACGCATGATGCAAATCTGGATTTCAGGGCAGTTGATGATGAGGCTGATGACTTCGACCGTGAGGGCTGTGGTCTTGTAGTGGTTACGAGGCCACAAGATAAGACGGTCTTTTACCGTGTCCCACTGGAAGATGGACTGTGATGGCTTGGGGGTCAGGAACTGGTCAAACAGTTCGCCATGCACTTCGGGGACGAAGTGACAGCCGAGAATTTCATTGGCAAGGAACAGCTTGTCTGTACGGGCACGGTCCCGCTCGACGGCAAGCTTCTTGGCCTTCTTCTGTAAATCGAATACTTGTTCCACATAAGTGGATTTGATAATCGGCAATAGTGCGTCCAGCACACTATTGCCAAAGCAACCATCCCTCGAACATAATTGACGCCAGTGTCTTCACATTTCCTGCACTACTGCGCTCTCCTCGCTAGAAGTGTTGCTGGCGGTGTGGGATGCCTCGCCTTCTATTTAGCCGCATTCCTTTACGAGAGCGAAGACGGAATCTGGCAGAACCGAATGGATAATCTTTGGATTTCCATACACGATAGAGCCAGAACTGCTGGAGGAGTATCCACCGCCCTCTTGAATCGAATTGGGCAAATCTTATTTAGAGCATTTGATGCAATATTCGGGGAATCATTCCTGTCAGTGAGGGTTTTATATACTTCGACCGCGCTGTCAATTGCGGGAGCGTTAGTCACATTCGCGCTTCTTAATCACTACGTTCATATTTTCCTTGACGTCGCTGACAATTTCAGACTTGGCTTGGAAGGATGCGCGGTAATCTTCTGTTTTGTGTTCTCGCCACTTTGCAAGAGGCCATATCAACTTCTGTTATTCGTCGCTCCCGGTGCAATCATTGGTATCTATTTGATTGATGTATTGCGCTGGTGGATTATAGGCTCGGCAAGCAATTCCTCAGCCCCTGTGGCCGGAATGCAAGCGTTTGTAATCGCTATTGCTCTCTTCATTGTTTCATTCATGTTTGATGTAATTGCAATCATAGCAATCCGAACACTATTCCGTTTGATTGGTGCTGTGCCGAACATTTCTACGATTCTAATGGCAATAATGATTCTGACATTTTGGTCAATCCTGTCCGAGTTAATTCCCCTGAGTGGCTTTGGCTGGGGCTATAAATACTTTCAGCCTAAACCTTGGGATATGAAATCCCAAATCTTCGTAGTGTCGTTGTACAGCATCTTTTTGAATATCATGACCGCAGTCTATTGCCTTCTTCCCGTATTTGCCCTGCTCTTCATCCTGCTTCACCGCCTTGCGTGGCCCTTGCTTAGCCGTCTTCTTTATCCGCTGTCACGGTTCACGTTGTTCACCAACCGTAAGGCATTACTCGCAATCGGCGGCCTTGCGCTTACCGTAGCTTTCAATCTCGAAGACGTAGGGCTTAGAAAGGTGCTAGAACTGATTCAGAAATAACGCTTCAAGACTTCATGTGCGTGAGACCTTCGGCAGAACGGGCCATGTCGCGAAGGTCAGGATTCTTCGATTTCAACGCCTTCTTTATCCGAGCCTGTCCGAGCGGCTCCGATACGGGCACTCCCAACGCTTTGT